TACGCTGTACACAGTACCGGCCAGCACCCGCGCACTGGTCAAAGAATTCAGCATCGCCAATACAACGGCAGCAGCCATAAACGTTCGTGTGTTTTTCGTGCCATCAGCAGGATCGGCAGGGACTGGGAATGCTTTTCTCTACGATGTTCCTGTACCTGCAAACAACGCTTTGCAATACAACGGAATTGAAGTATTGAACGCAGGCGACACAATACAGATTCAGGCGGTATCAACAGGCTTGACCATCATCGCTAGCGGCGGCGAGGCCACATAAGGACTAGATATGACAGTCACAGTAAAAGTATTGATTCCAGCAAAGCAAGCTGAAAATGCCCAGACTACGCAGTACACCGCGACCAACTGCAAGACGATCATTGACAAGTTTACTGCTACAAATACAACGGCAGGAAACGTGGCGATTAGCGTGAATCTAGTTACCAGTGGCGGCACGGCAGGCGTGACTAATTTGATTGTGGATGCGAGAAGCCTTGCTCCTGACGAGACCTACACGTTCCCCGAGTTGGTGGGACAGGCACTAGAGCCGAGCGGGTTTATTTCAACTCTCGCTGGTGCTGCGACATCTCTGACCATCAGAGCCAACGGGCGCGAAATAACTTAAGGAGCAGAAATGAAAGACTTTATGATGATTCCACGCGGCTTTACTGGCTTGCCGATGGACGAAGAATTCTTGACCAATGCAGAGAATAAGAAAAATTACTCTATTGCGGTCAAAGATTGGAACTATGGCCCTGAAGTGCCGACCAACGAGCCAGGCGCAAACAAAGAGTTTTACGTTGGGCTGGCCGAGGCGATGCAGTGCGACGAGAAAGACGCAAGGCGCAAGCACTGTTCGAACTGCGAATACTACGACAACAGTTTTATGACCCAAGTCAGGATTGAGCGTATCCCGCTTGCCACTTACGACAAGGGCGCAGGGTTCAGGGGTCACTGCGAGAAGCTGAACTTTATCTGCAACGATATGCGGGTTTGTCAAGCGTGGGAAGATCGTGAATCGGACATGGATTGACGAAATGCCAGAATTTGCGAAAATCAATCCGCTGAGGAAAATGCTACCAGCGGCATCCAATAAATATTGAGGTGTTTTTATGGGTTTACTTAGCACGCTAGGCGGCATTGCTGGAAATTTCTTCTTGCCAGGCATTGGCGGTGTAATCGGCGCTGGTTTGGGTGGAGCAATCGAAGGCGGCGAATCAGTCGGAGAAGCCTCCCAAACACAGCAACAAGCAGCACAAGCCGGAATTGACGAGCAGCGCCGCCAGTTTGATGAAATCACAAAACTCCTATCGCCATACACCCAGGCTGGTACTGGGGCATTAACACAGCAACAAGCGTTAATTGGTCTGGGTGCGCCAGGGTCACAGCAAGAGGCCATCACTGCTTTGCAGGGCAGTCCACAATTTCAAGCCTTGCAGCAGCAGGGCGAAAACGCTATTCTGCAAAACGCATCAGCTACTGGTGGTCTGCGTGGTGGCAATGTTCAGGGTGCGTTAGCGCAATTCAGGCCAGCTTTGTTGTCCAGCCTAATCAACCAGCAATATGAACGTCTTGGAGGACTTACGAGTATTGGTCAAACATCAGCAGCCCGACAAGGTACATTTGGACAGCAAACAGGGGCAAACATTTCTACTTTGTTAGGCCAGCAGGGGCAAGCCGCAGCAGGAGGAATACTTGGCCAGCAAGGCGCACTCACTGGAGGCATCAACAAGGCATTTGGTGCGCTGCAAGGGGCCGGAGGGCTCGGTGGGCTGTTTGGCAGTAGAGGTGGTGGATTCCAAGGCGGTGGACAAATCAACCCGATTTCAGGCGAATATTTGGGCTCACTGGAGTTTTAATATATGCAACCAATTAATTATCTAACACAAGTTGCAGACCCATTTGCTCAGTCTTTGCAAGGTTTCCAGCTTGGCTCAGGCATAGTCGAGACTCAACAAAAGCAAGTGCTTGCAGAGCAACAGAGACAGCAAAGGCAAGCAACCTTCGAGCAACAACAACAACAGCAACAACTTGCAGCACAGGAACAGGCGCGTTTTTTTGCAAAGCCAAACCCGACCATGCGCGATGCTTTGCAGTTTGCAGCAGTGCTACCAAAAGACCGCGCCGATGCTTTGCGTCCGTACATTGAGAACTTCAGCAAAGCACAGCAACAAAGCGTGTTGAAAACCAATGGTCAGATTCTTTCTGCTTTGCAAGTCAATCCAGAGACAGGAATTAAATTGCTGAAGGACTATGCAACGGCGCAACGCAACAGCGGAGACGAAGAAGAAGCCCTGCTGTACGAGCGTATTGCTGAGGCAGCAGCAGACCCAACCCGTGGCCCATCAATGGCGTTTAAGTCGTTGGTTACCGTGACCTCGCGCATACCCGGTGCGAAGGAAATGTTTGAGTCAATCGACAAAGCCTCAAGCACTGCAAGAACTGAAGAATTAGCACCAACAGCATTGCTAGAGGCTCAATCGAAAGCTAAAAAGGCCGAATCAGAAGCAAACGTTTCTGTGGCGACTGCTACAGATGACATTGCCAGAGCTAAAGCTCTGCGTGAATTGGAGCAGGCCAAGGCTAGGAGAGAAGCAGCAGACGCTGATGTAGCTGAAGCAACTGTGCAATCAAGACAAGATTTAGCTACTGCTCAGCTTGAAAAAGAACAAGCCTTGACGGCTGCAAGTGTTGGTGGAGAAAGTAGAGCTGCTGGACTTGCTGAAAGCGTACTTGGAAAATCAATTGCAGACCTAGAAAAAGCCGTAGCAGATGCCCAGATAGCACAAGCCAATGCTACCAACGCACAAACTAAATCTGATGCTGAAGCGGCACTAGCAATAGCTTTGGCAGAAAAGGGTGTTGCAGATGCCAAGGTAGCGCAGATTAACGCAAAGAATGCGCCAGAGAAAGCAGCCGCTGAAGCAAAACGAGCAACAGCAGAAGCACAAAAAGCCACTGTTGATGCCAAGTATGCCGAACAAATTAACATTTCCGGTCTTAATAAAACAAACTGGGACATTAAAAACTTACAAAGCCAAATTAAAGATAGGTCTGAAAAACTAAACCTTGATCGACAAAAAACGCAGGCTGACGTTGCAGAAAAATTATCAGCAATCCAGCAGCGATTGACTGATATTCCAGAAAGTGCCAGAAAACTTATCAATGAATCGGCAACACAATCCGCAACATCTAAACAAGCTGCAATACAGTACAACGACCTTGCTAGTCGCATTGAAAGTGCCCAGGGCGGTAAAGGTCGACTTACGTCAGCAAGCGAGTGGTTTGCATCTCAATTGGGAAACCAAGATGCTTGGACGCAAATTCGCAATGAATACACAAGGGTTAGAAATTCAGTAGCAATTAAGTCGTTGCCACCTGGGGCTTCAACAGACGCAGATATTCAGTTGGCCCTTAAAGGGATTCCTCCTGAAAATGCAAATGCCACAACACTTGCATCATTTTTGCGTGGCAGTGCAAAGTTGCAAGACATTGATTCTGCAATCAACAATTCAAAAACGGACTGGCTTTCGCAGAACAATGGATTGTTGACACGTGCAAAATCAACGTTTATTGCTGGTGACTATGCAACAAAATCTGGTGAAACTTTTAACGATTTTGCACAACGAATTGTTGGTGATGTTGCAAAAAAATATCGTTCACCAGAGCAGCTTGAAAAAGAAAGAGTACAGGAGCTTGCTTCTAGAATCCCAACTAAGGAAGCGCCAGCAGCTGCTCCAGTAGATACTCGTTCACGGGCTGACGCAATCCTGCGTGGAGGCAAATAAATGGCAACAGCAGATGAATACGCAGCTTGGATTGTGCAAAATTCTGCAAAACGCGGAACTCCTGATTTTGACACCGTAGCGAGAGCTTATGAGCTTGCCAAGTCAGAAGAAACAACAGCAGTAACACAGCAACAGATTGCGCTTCCAGTACAACAGCCTGGAATCGGCCAGCAAATTATTGGCGCTGGTGAAGCAGCATTGACTCTTGGGACTGGCGCAGTCGGTGGCACACTCGGAACACTGGCCGGAACCCTACAGGGACTGTCACAACAAATCCTGTCCGGTCAGTTCGGCACTCCAGAGGCTATGCGTGCTGTTGAGCAAGCCGCAGCGAAAGGCGCACAAGCGCTCACGTACCAGCCGCGCACCCAAGCGGGACAAGAGCAGGTTCAAGCTGTGGGCCAAGTATTGAGTAACATTCTTCCCCCTGTTCTGCCTGTGATAGCGGCGCCAGGCGCAATCATGCAGGCAGCACGAACCGCAGCTCCAACCGCAGGGGCAATAGGCCAGATCGGACGAGCAGCAACCCAACGTGCAGCAACCGCAACAGGCCAGGCTATTGCAAGGCCAGTACAAGCCGCTACAACAGCCGTGCGAGAGACTTTAGGCATGGATG